CTTGTTTTCTTAATATTCAAATCAAGACCACGCATAAAGTCTGTTGGCAATTCTTCCATCTCAGGATCCATCAAACTTGCTTTAATGATTGTAAAGATTTGTGGACTAATAATGAATCTACGAATTGGATTAGCTGGTGTCTTGTCATCACCAATTGGATTCTGACGAACAAAACCTTGAAACAAATAACTGCGTTTCTTCCAGTATTTGTTTGCTAACTCTTTCAATGTTTCATCTTTATACCAAGGACGAACTTCAGTTAAGATTGGACATTGTGCTTTAGGATCATACATTTCAACGCAAGGTACTTGTACTTCAATACGCTTAACATTAGGATCACCCTTAACTCCATTGAATGGAAGTTTAATAATTTGTCGTTCTACCCAGAAGTATGGGTTATTGCTATCTGCATCGGGCAATAGACGCAAGGTAGCTGTTGTGCCTTCATCCATGTTCCAGTGTGGGTAGATAGAATTATCTGATGTTTTCTGTGTTGAACCAGAATTTGATTTGTTTTCTTGTGCCGCAATACGGGCACGAATTTCTGCTAATGATGCCATGATTTTATTTCCTTATAAATTGAGATGGTCTCTTTTTTAATATTCGCCGTTTCCCTATGAAACGACTAACACAAGAGTTAGTATAGCATGTCTAACTCTCAATGTCGATAGTATTTATCCCTTTTGTGGGTAAACACATTTTTTTGTATAGGTTTTTAAATATATGGTAACCCAATTATTTTATCTAACATACGTACATATGTTTTATCTAAACCTTCACTAAACAACTCAAGTTGATTTTCTACTGGTTGTTCCCATAATTTACTTTTAACAACTACTAACCAATTATTAACTTGTTTCTCAGTTAAAGGTGTGTCTTCATCAGCTAGATTATACAGCATAGGTGTATATTTTTCTACAATATAGTGAATTTGTTCATCCGAATATTGCCTGTCAGTTTTTTCTAATTCTCTCCAATATTTATTTTTAAATATTTGAACTAATGCAGGTAAATGTTTATTTATCCATTCATCATATTTAGGATTGTCATACTTTTGTAGTGGTCTTATTGGTCTGCTATTACCTTCAGCTAGTTTTCTACCCAACATTTGTTCTGCACCCTTAGTAATAGTTTTTTCATCTTCAGAACCTTTAGCCAATGTACCTAATATATCAGCGTTAGGACCCGATCCAGGTCTAATAGACATAGTTGGATCATTCTGTGCCTGATCATATTTACCTGTAAATTTACGAGTTACATCATTGATTAAATCAAGTTTTGCACTAATTTCATCTTTCATATCACTAATAGTTTGTGCATCTTGTTGAACACCTGCACGTAGTTGTATGATGATATCTTTTTCTTTATCAAGCTTATTAACTTCTTTATCAAAATTATCAATCTGAGATTTATAACCTTGTACTATATCTGCATATTTTTTCATTTCTGCAGCACCAGTTTTTATTTCTTTGGAACTAGTTCTTACTTCCCTACCTGTAGTAGAAATATAATTTTTAAATCTTTCTTCTTTTGCATCTAATTTTTCTTGTGTCTGTTGTAATTGGTTAAATGCTTTTTGATATAAATCATCACTAACTGCTTGTTTACTATTAAGTGCATTCAAAACCTGTTGTACTCTGTTTAACTCATTGTTATCAAATGATGGACTATTAGCCATCTGTTTTATTTGAACTTCTAGTTCTTTGACTTTTTCTGAATCAATGCCTGGTTTAGCCTTCAATGCTTCTAAATCCTTTTGCATTTTTTCTAAATCATCTGCACTTACTTTTGCCTTAATTTGTGTTTCGGCGCCGCCTTGAGATAGTTTACCACTTAATTGCTTTAGTCTTTCAACTTCACGATCGGTTTCTTGTGATTGTTGTTCAAAATCCTGTAACTCTTGACCCAAATCAGTTATTGCTCCTCTTAATCGTTCATTCTCACGTTTTTGAGTATCAATCAATCTATTTTGAGTTGTGTCAGTTTGTTCCTGATTCTTCATTTCATCTGCAAGTAATAATATCATTGATTGTTCTGCAGAATAACCAGGATATTTATTTCTAGCTCTATATATTAAATCTTTATCAATTGGTACAGCCATAGCGGTACCGCTATTAGTTTTTTCAGCCTCATTTAATAATGATGAAATTTTCATTTTTTAATTCCAGCAATGTTTAATATTCTTGCTAAATCGTCTGAACCTTCTGCAACTGTTTCATTAGCTAATGGCTTATCTAACTTCTTAACAGGAGAGATTTTCTGTGGATAATATCCAGACTTTGCATAATTATCAGTACCACGAATCTTTGGCTTAGTAACTCTAGGACTTACATGTTTCCATGGATCTAGAGGATTATTTTTTTTCTCTGCATCTTTCTCTTCACCTTCACCAACTAAGTCACCAATTGTAGCTGGCTTATGTGCTTTAGGACCTTTATTACGCCATTGACCTGCTTCACCTGTAGCGTAGTCTCCTGCGAATTCGCCTTCCGCTACACCTCGCCTTACTTTATTTGGTTGAACCATTATTGATTCATACTCACCAATATCAACAACATATGCAGGAGAGTAACCGCCTTCGCCGGCCTCATAGCGAACTATTTCACCGTTAACTAACTTTCCTTTGTGTGGAACAGTTACAGTTGTTCCTTTTTTGTATGGGTATTGACTTTTTATATCTTTTCTCAAGCTATCCCAGTTTTCTTGGCTACCATATTTGTTTCCTTCGCCTTCTGCTACACCTTCTTCTTTACTGCTATACTTAGCACGGATGTTTTGCATTGTTTTCTCACTAGCATCTTCGCGGCCAGCGTCACGTAATGCATCCATACCATCTTTACCATACTTCTTATCACCCAAGTATGCTTGTAATGCGCTTTCGTCTACTTCTTCCTCTTCAATAGTACTCATACGTTTTTTCAATGCTGCCATACCAGCTGGACTAGTCATATTCTTTTCATCAGCTTTTGCTAAGTCTTGGGTAGTAACTTTCCAATCATCGCTTTTTTCTTTACGTTGTACTGCAGGTGTATTAATTTTCTGATCGGCTTGGTGTGCAGTGCCTTCTTCCATACTCATCAAATCTGATTCTTTTAAGCCATTTCTTTGTAAGATATTAAATAACTTTGCTCTTATATCCGCAACCTGTTTTCTTGTGGGCTGTTCCATTTCACCTTTATATACCAATTGTGCCAATTGTTCAATTAATTTTTTAATTTCTTGTGAGTCATCATATGATATCTTTAAACTAGGTACTCGGTTGATATCATAACCAAATACTCTAGCTTCATCCATATCTTCTTCTTTGAAGATACCTAAATCTTTTCCGCCCTTCATGAAGTTGCCAGCTGAATCACTAGGGTTACTTCTTGCCAATTCTTTTGCTTTAACATCAAACTCAGGCTTCTTGCCAGTTACTTTTACTCCGGCTTTTTGTTGTAAATCTTTAATTAGGTCTTCTTCACTACCGCCACCTAATTTGTCAAATACTTTACTTCCAACTTTCTTAACAGTATCTAAAATACCTTCATCTAAATCATCTTCCGGGATACCACCTGGATTATTAGATTGCGTGTCAGATTCGTCTAACTCATCAATGGCTGGTTCTTGCAAATCATCATCTTCTGCTAAATCAAAGGCTTTTAGATTATTAGCTTCAGTATCATCATTGTGCTTTAATGTTTCTGCGCCGGGGGCTTCTGTTAAACTATCAGCCCATTCACTTAATTCATTAACTTCTTTCATTTCAGCTACTTTTTTATGTAACTTACTTAATATTGGCATTACACTCTCAATACGTGGATCTAATGTTTCTTGGACAAACAACTCATTCAAGTTGTTTTCTTCTGTCTCATCTTCCATTAATGGAGGAGTATATGATTCAAAATAACTATTGTAACCACGTGAACCACGCATCTTACTTAATGATTCTCTTAAACTTTGGTAATGATTAATACCCTCATTAACTAATTGTTGTGCTGATTCATTAAATTGATTGTTACGTGTGGCACGAACAAATCCTGCCATCTTTTGATATTCTTCGCATAAGTTACCAATGTGATTCCAACGGTCATCATGCGGTAGTCCACCTTCAGCCAAATGACGGGCATATATTTGAGCAATACCTGGCTTAGTTGTAGGGGCAAGAATTCGTTCGCCTTGTGTATTCTCTAAGAAAATACGGTTTACATTACGATAACGTTGTTCACCTTCTTCAATTTGACGACTATGTTCAATAACAATCTTAACTGTTGGAATATTGTCATTATAACTGGCTTTCTTACCCATTGGATAGTAGCCTTCTGATATTCTTTCTTGCTTTTTCATATGTTCCCTTTTTGCCATATCATATTTTAAATGGTCTCTATTTTTAACTTCAAAACTCAACTGATGTTGCTGTGCAAAACGCTTCAAATGATTCAATAGTTTATACCAAGAATCATCTCCGCCGTTATTTTCTTTTTCACTGTTAGCAACATCATCACCAAAATAAATTACTAATTTGTGTAATCCATCTATAGATGCTGTTACTGTACCGTATTCTTCTCCGTCTTTGGTAAACTTAAACTGAAAGACTTCTGCTTCTTCCGGTACTGGAATTTCCTTACCAGAAGTATCTAATAGTGTAGGAGCATAACCTCTACTACGTAATAACTCAAATAATGAGCGGTTTATTGATTCTGTGTTTTTAGCCATATTGTATTTATCTTTTTTGTCTTAGCTTATGACCGCAAAGAAGGGTAACGGAGCTATGTATTCATCGTGATCACGTATCTGTGTCTCTAAATTAACGTGATAATCACTTAAATGCTGTAACATTCTAGTTACTAATAAGCTAGCCATAATCAAGTCATCGGTATCACCAATTTTAGCGGCATAACTACCACCATGTGCTACAAATGCTTTTAATTCACTTATAAGACTACGACTATTTACTGTCATTTTCTTGCTTTCAACCAATGTTTTAAATTTAGCACAACTTGCTAGTTTGCTTTTATTGGTCGTGTTAAATCCTCTACGACCTTTTCCTGCTTCGCTGATAAAGATACCCGGGATATTACTTTCCCCGTATTCGTTTAATGATACAATAGCGGCTTCCCCTATTCCATTACATTCAATACTATAATAGATGTTATTAGGTTCATTGGTACATTCTACTATATATTTGTTTATCTGTGCTAGTAGCTTGATTTGGTTAGGGATATCTGTTTTATTGTGTTTCCATTCACCTACTTGGGTTGTAGTGTTTGCCTCAAAGATTTGAATGGCAGCTGGGTCGCCACCTGTCCCCAAGCTTGGATCTAATCCAACACAATATATATTGCCCTTTTTTGGTTTCTCATACCAACGTACTTGTCCTATACGATTAACAGGTTCTATACCTTCCATCATCAACAATGTGTTTGGATTAATTAATGTCTCATCAGCAATAATGAACTCACAACCAATCTCTCGGTTGAAACGATCCTCACCAAGCTGTGCTTTCATTTCATCGGCCCACTTTTGATCTCTACCCGGTTGTTCATTCCAATGTGCTCTGTATGCTCTAAATCCGTTTATACCTAATTCAGTTGTGTTACCAAAATCATCTTCTGTCTTATTAGCACCTTTCCATATGAACGCAAATTGATCCTCGTCACTGTTTGGCGTGCTTGTTATAATCGCTTTACCACCAGTTGATAATGTAGGAGTAATAGATGTCCAGAATTCTTTAGCAATACTTGGTCTAACGAACGCAAACTCGTCTAGGTATAGTAGTGTAATAGACATACCACGACCTGTATTTTCAGTAGTTGTTGCTGATACAATACGACTACCGTTCTCAAAGTCTAATGAGCCTTTGTTGTATGTTGTTACACCTGCTTTAATATGATCGGGGCAGTTTTCATATGCGTAACGAATACGTTGCATAATCTCCTGAGCACCTGTATACTTGTGTGCCGCAACTAAGATAGTGCTGTCTGGAACAAACATTGCGTACCAGAGTAAGTATCCGGCGGCTGAAGTAGATTTACCTGACTGTCGAGGCATCAAACTAATAGAGAAACGATAATTGTGATATGTTTCAATCAATCGTTGTTGATAGGGCCAGGGATGATAGACCATACTACCCTTTGTAGGGTGCTGTATCATAAAGAAGTTATCCATAAAATATAGATAACCTGTATCTGGGTCACAGCATTTGATAAAATCCTGTAGTTCTTTGTCAGTTTTAAAAACTGTTTTAGTATAAGGATTTTTTACTAGTGAAGGTGCATTACTCATAGCAAGTATTTAGTTTGGGTGGTGTTCCCAAACTAATATTTACGCTATTTGATACCAACCGCTGATATCAAAGTGACTGGTCACTGTGGTAGCTCCCGCGGGTCTACCCACTTCCCATGACAGGTCGGTAGCACCACCTGAATAATACAATAGCATTGTTTCACCGGGGTTACTGCTGTGTTGCTCTAGGTCTACAATACCAGCAATGTTTGCGAACGGTGAAGGTGAATTGGCCATAAAAATACTCACTTGTTAGTGAGTATTTATCGTTTATTTAATATCTAATGGTCTAGTTTTAGTAGCAACTACACAATAGTATTTTTCTTTCATTTCTAATGGATTATCAGGATCATTTGGATTTGAAGCATTTAAATCAAATTCAAAGTTTTCAAATCTATTAACAGTAAATCCACAACGTTCTAATAATGCAGCCAATTGCTGTTCACCTAAAATACTATAGTGATTTAAATTCCACTCATGTTTGCGTTCACAATCAGGAGCGGGAACCTCAATATAAAGTTTACCACCCTGTTTCAATACACGATTATATTCCATCAAACTAAAGATAGGATATGGACTATGTTCTAATGCATGACGTAAGAAAATGAAATCAACACTTTCATCAAAATAACCGTCTTTTTGTGGTAAGAAACTTAAATCATATGTTTTAATCGTATGACCTTTATCTTCACAGATTTTAATATCTCCCGGACTTAATGTAATTCCAGTAAGATCGGTATATTCACGTTGTTTCATTTCATCTAAGAAATAGCCGGGACCACAACCCAAATCTAAGATTTTAGCAGTTTTTGGAATATTTAGTGGATCAATATATTGAGTCACTACCTGAGAAGTAAGCTGTTTATGAAACTTACTATCACCTTCTTCATATATATGGGCTGTATAAAGCCATTCGTTGTAAAACTTTAATTTTAATAAGTCAACCGTGTTGTTAATATCAATCATTTAGAATCCTGTAATTTGATATAATTACTTATTCTAGTTGATATGCCTTGAATTATTTTCTTTTGTAGCCTTTAAAGGGTTTTACAGTACTTTGAGTAT